GGTCTTGGACGTGTTTTTGACGAGATTCTAGAACCTCGTCGTAGAGAACGGGTTGAGACGCTTTCAGCAGCTGATCGTAGTAGGGGGGTGGCCTGAAGGATTTCCCTTCAATTTCGACGCTGTCCTTGGGGTAGACGTCGGGCCAATAACGTTCGAACCAGTCACGCCCGAGACCGGGCTTCTTCGACATAGTATTGAACTCTTGCTTGCGAAGTTCGAGTGGTTCGTTAGTCGCGCCGTACAGCGCGGTTTCGGCATGCTCGTCGCTGCTTAGTTTCTTTAAAACATAGCCAGCGGTATAGCTTGCAGTTGCATAAGAGAGACTGCCTAAGGTTGCTAGGCCCTTTCCCCAGACGTAGTTCAGTGTCGGAGAGATCCATTCGACAGAGTCTGGTTGGGCCGTGCTGTGTTTGCATGGGGTTCGATCCTCGTGGAAGTCGACCCCATAGAGGCAGGCATGAAGATGTGGCCTGCCTGTTAGGGGACCGTATTCGCCACAGGCGAGATAGCGGATTTTTTGCGGGAAGGTTCGCCGCAATTTTTTCATGAAGTTCTGCCAGTCGGAGAGCTTCAGAGAATAGTCGGCTGGCACGTGATCCTGGTCGTAGGTCAACGTGATGAAGCAGCCGTTGGGGACAGAGCCCCAGCGCGTTTTACGCTTGTTAGTTAGAGATTCGTGGTAGCCACGAATAGCCCAGTTTCGAATCCGGACGGTACGACAGCTCGCGCAGCGACCGCACGGGAGTTCGATTTCGCCGGGTACGGCGACGTCGGAGTGCCGACGGTGTTTAATTGTGACCTTGCCCGACGGATACTGAAGAGCCGGCACAGGCCGGAGGCAGGGCACTGCCTAGAGTCTCCAACCACCGCGCATAGGTTTGGAACGCAGATTTTTCTTGTGTGTTTTCGCGCCCTTACGGAAGGCGCGTGAGGACTTCTTACGAGACAGGCGTCGGCGTTTCATGAAGTTTTCCTTTGTATTCAGAGGTTTAGGTTAGATGTTAGGTCAATCAGGGCGTTCAGGGTCTTGCTAGAGGGTTGAGATTGTTCGAGTTTTTGGTCGGGACTGGTTTCCGGTCACAGAGAGCTAAAGAGACAAGTAGTGCTTAGCTCTCTTCGGAGGCTGCCGGTTTCTCCGGCTCCTCCGTATTTTTTTCCGATGCCGCAGGCTCGGAGGGGGGGGTTTCCGGTTCCTCGGAGACGATCAATCCGAGGTCCGTCAGTAGTTTCAGTCCGTTGTCGTCCTGGACCATTTCCATGAAGACGACAGGGTCGTTATCGCAGGCTTTGCGAATTTCGGCCGGCAGAGCCTCGAAATGCTCGCGTGCACTGATAACGCGAGCTTGATGGGTAGCAAGGTCCATTGGACCGGTGAAGTCCCCGTACAGGGGATTCTGGCGCGTGACGCCAGGGTAGATACCAGTGGCCTGGTGTTGAGCGATGATCGAGTTGATGTTCGTAGTTTCGCGATCGCTTTGATTCGCACCGCCTTCATCGTCCATCGCTTTTGCGTACTTCCGTTCTTCGATTGGTCGTCGGGCCATTTATCGGAGCCTCCTTCGTCGGACTGGTTTGGGTTTCTGCGCCGCGCGACGTCGCACGTCGCGCTTCCGCATTCCTTGGATCGGTTCGCCATTCTTGTCGACTTGATCCCACACTTCCGTCGTTGACGTGTCGTAGTCGCCAGACGGCTTTTTGTTCGGATTCCAGTTGAAAACGGGCGTGCCCTGGAGGAACTCCTTCGACTGCATGAGCTTCCTTGTCACCGGGTTCGCCCACATTTCGGCGATCGCCTCCATTTCAGGAATCCGCAGCCGCATTTGTTCGACGTTGATCCGCGCCGATTCCGCGTCGGCTGCGCCGCGTTGAGCTTGAGATTGGATGTACGGACGATATTCCTTCGCGTTCAGGGCTTCTTCGTTCGCCTTCCGGGATTGCGCCGTAGCCGCATCCTCCACGGCGCGGTTCTTCGCAATTTCGGAACTCGCCTTGCTAGCCGTAGCGCCCGCGGCCAGACCGGACGCAACGGATGAGCCCAGGTGACCAGAGGAGCTTTGAGACATCGCAGGGAGAGAAGCGCCCTTGAGGCCGCCAGTCGCGGCCAGGACCGGATTCAGGCCCGCAGCTTTCAGATCGCGGACCATCCATTGATATTTTTCCTGCATGACCCGTTTCTGACGGGACCAGTTCTGGTTTCGGACATGAGCGTCGACGCCCATTCCGATGGCGCCTCCCACGGCGCCGGAGATCATGCCTTCTACGCCGGGTTGAGCTGCAGACATTACCGAGACCTCCAGAGAATGATCACGAAGGCGACCGCGAAGCCCAACAGGGCTCCGCTCACAGCGCCTAACGTCACGTCAAGATTAACGTAGACCGGCATTAGAAGCGGGCCAGACCGGGGACAGAGTAGATCGGCAAAGGCCGAACGTGAGTCACGTGAAAGGCGAACTCGCCTTTGAAGATGTTCTCGTCCTGCGTCGCTACGACACGCAGGAACGGTGGATCCTCCTCAAGGAACGCTTCATTAAGCGTGGGAAGGTTGGCGAAGTCTTGCGCCAGGTGCCAGACATCCAAGGAGTCGGCGACTTCCGACCGGAAGAGTCCAGAGATTCGGTTTTGCGCATAACGGTAATCGGCATAACGCTCCTGATACCCGAAGACTCCGTCGTCAATCTCAGGGATTCCATAGGCGTAGATTTCCTTGTTCAAAACCTCCTGCTCGCCCAGTGAAGCAAAGATCGGCCAGGCAAAGTCGAACCGGGTCTGCCGCGACCACATTCGACTAATGCCTTGCTGATAGGTGAGATCGGCTCGCACCATTGCGAGACCCAAGATCACACCATGTTCCGTCGACGAGTACGTGAACGAGCCACCACTACCACCGCCGGTGACAAAGCCGGTCAGCTCCCCGACCGGGTTGTCGGCTGTGCCTGTCCTCGCCGCCGTCGTGGCGACCGGATGGACGTTGAGTCGGTTCGAGGATCCGCCCAGATATTCGGGACGCTGGAGACGGGCGTCCGGGGAGCGGACCCCGAAAAAAGACGTGATCTGCTCGGTGTAGCGCGTCCCGCCTCGCGCCTGGCGCTCGTAAAACTGTTGGAGCGTGACGCTTTCGCGCATCGCGTTGATCGTGTTGCCCACGGCGGCAGATAGATCGGTCTGCATACCCGTCTCGGAGCCCCAGAGCGCGGGCGCATTCACGCCCGCTGCAGCGACGGAGAGACCGAAAGTGAAGGTGTTCGTGAACGCCGGAGAGTCCAACGTCGGTTGCCCGGTGTTCCCGATCAGAGGGGTTTGAGAGTTCGTGACGACTGGAGCCGTCGAACCCAGAGGAAGCGCCACCGCTGGACCCTTTTGCGCGAACGGAAGCGCAGCGGTGAAGTAGTCGTGCCGTTTCGCACGACGCAGAAGAGTGTAGTCCGCCGCCGGATCCGGACCGTCATCAGTATGAACGGGCACCGCGTCGATTATGTCTTCCGGCCGGAACCACTCATTGTAGATGAGGTTGTAAGCCCTCATGTGTAGGGCATTCACATCAGTATTCGAAAAGTCGACGAAGGGCGGCAGGCCCATGTAATCGAAGATCGTTGACTCGTCGAACTCTCCGCCAGGGAGGCCGGAGAAGTCGACAGTCGGGACGAGGAAATCGGTGCTGTCACCAGGGTTGGGCTCCTCGCCCATGAACCGCTTCCAGTTGTCCCAAAGTAGCCTGTTAGGCACGAAAAAGAAGAAGGTGTCCAAGTACATGGAATCCATGACTGGAGTGATTGGAGTGAGCATGCGGACGAACGAATCCACGCCGCATTTGTACGTTTCGCCAGGAAGCAGCTCGTCCACCACGATCGGGATCAGAAACGCACCGTCGAAGGTCGTTTTGTGAGTGTGGGTTCTGTTGAACGAAGAACGCGGCACAGACACGGAAGGGATTGAGGCTGAGCGCGAAGCGCCCGATTGTCCAGAATTCGCGGTGGTACGAGCCATGTTAGTTTCCTTTATCCCTGAGGGATCGAGCCGAACGGGTTATCGATTGAGCCGAACGGGTTATCCGTCTCGTTCTCCTCGAGGCCAGGATCTCGAAAGAGATGTTCCAAGCACGTGACGTGCTTCTTGTGTTTTGCCTCGATGAAGCCTTCAGCCTCATTGAACTCGCCGATTTCGTAGAGATGGTAGTCCGACCCGAACCGGCAGAAGTTGTGCGATGCATCATTGCACGGGACATCGAGCAGGCGCAGAGCGACCGCTTGGGTTTCAGCGAAGAACGGCTGCAAATGCGAGTCCGCTTTCGTGTCGTGAATCGTGAAGATCAGCATTTTCTATAGGTCTCCTCTTGGATGGTTGTCTCGAATTCGAGCTGAAAAGATAGCGCCTCGAGCCAGAAGCTCAAGCTCAGATGTAAGTCCACGGTCTTGGACGTGTTTTTGACGAGATTCTAGAACCTCGTCGTAGAGAACGGGTTGAGACGCTTTCAGCAGCTGATCGTAGTAGG